CCTGTTCCGCCATCAGAACATCATCATCACTGACAATGTCAGTCCTCACTATGCCACTCACGTTTACTTCTGCGTGGAACAGTGGTGCTCCAGCCGGGGCAACTGCGTGTGTTACACAGGCGCGTGACGATATTGTATCACTTCTAGCCCCAATGAGCACCTTCGATGTCAATCAATTGGTTACAGTTGATTGGCAGAATCTGGGGGGTGCCGCAGCAAGCAGCAATCCGTCAGTCTCTGCTACATCATATACAGCACTCAGGAATGCCTATCTTGCTCTAACTGGTCTTAACAGTCTGCAAGCGCAGGCGTACACGCCTACAAATATTCCAGCATCGGACCCATTTCTTGCTGCAAATCCTTCTGCTGCTGTGTGGTGTACAGCAGCATTGGCTCTCTCACTTAACTTGTTCAACACATCTGGTTGTACCGTTACATTTAGTTCTGTCGCTGGTTGGGACACCAACTTACATGGAACGTCCTGCGGTAATGCATTCTCGATGTATGCAACAGCGTGGCACGAAATGACAGAATGTCTCGGCAGGTTTATGAGTTCTGGGATATGGGTAAGTAATGTCTATTTGCCGGGTGACCTATGGACATGGGACGTAACAGGCACTTCAAGGAATTTCACTAATTCAGGAACTAGGCTTTTACAACCAACTTCAGGAGCTACTGCAATATTCAACATGTCGCAGAATAATGGTGATCAAGGCGATGTGGTGAATTCCGGTTCCGGAAGTGCTTTCAATACCACTGATCAGGTTTTTCTGACGGACCCGATTGGGACCGTCCCGCCACCGGCAGGTAACAACATCGCTGGCGTTAGCTTCGCAGCACAGATTGCGGCTGATCTTCAGTATATGACTTTGATGGGTTGGCGTCTGTTGAACCTGAACCAAGCTGGTCTTGGTACTGGCGGCAATTCAGGTGTTAGCCTTATGCAGTTCAGGAGATAGGTATGACATCATCGGGCACATACGATTTTTCTCTGTCGAATGGCGAAGGCGTCATATCGGCATTCGAGAGAATTCAGGTCCGCGCTCCGTCTTTGCGTCAGGAGCATTTTCGCACGGCAAGAAATGAAATAAATCTGATGTTTTCGGAGTGGTCTAACAAACAGGTCAATATCTGGAAGACGGAATTAATCCCTTTGACGCTCGTTTCTGGTACTGCCGTATATGACGTTCCTACTCGAGTTGTAATGATTCTCGATGCCTACCTCACTCAGAATAACGGACTTACGACACAGACCGATATTTATCTAACGCCTATCAGCAGGACTGATTATGCCAGCTATTCTTCCAAGTTCACGTCTGGAAATCCGACTACGTATTATTTTCTGCGGCAGCTTTCTCCAACCATAACGATATGGCCAGTCATCAATACAAGCGGGTATGTCCTCAACTATTATGCATGTTCTCAGGTTCAGGATGCCGATATCCCGTCAGGAGAAAATCCGGATATTCCTTATCTATGGAGTGATGCATTCGTGGCCGGGTTAGCCCACAGACTGGCCCGCACCTATGCTCCAGCCCTTGAGCAGCAGCGAAAGGCAGATGCCATGGAGGCTTGGACGACGGCTGCAACCCAGAATACAGAAAATGTCCCCGTCAGAATGCCGGTCAATCTGGGGAGATACTACAGATAATGAGAAAGCACCCACGCAGAGCGGCAGTCGATTCCTCCAGTCCAAGGGCATGGGGTACTTCCGATCGCAATGGCATGATCTCAAATCTTGAGAACATGCAATGGCAATGGGATTGGCGTGGTACGGCTCTATCCAACCTGAGAATTCTTGTCTCGGAAGACGAACTGGATGAGCCACAAAGGCAGCTGGGGGCCATTATTCTTCCTCCAGATCCGCCTCCGATCATGAATGCAAGGCCAGAGCCGTATGCGATCGACGAGGAGTCGCCCGGTCCATATGTTGCAGAGGACGGGGTTTCAACGTACGTTACCGAGAATAGTGCCGTGCTTGCCACCGAATATGAATCATCGGGAAATTAGAGCATGGCTCCATCACTGAAATTCACACAGATAACGGCGGCTGGCGTAAATCTCGCCAGCACAGACTCTCTTATTGGAGTTCAGAACTCAACGTCTGACAGGACTTGGACGTTGGCGCAGATTGCCTCCGGTGTTTTGTCGACGGCAACCCTCAATACAGCGACAATCAATAATGCCACCATCAATACTGCGACCATCAACAATTCAATTCTTGGTACTGCGACCATCAACAATTCTACGTTGAATACAGCAGTCATAAGCAGGTCGACATTAAGCACAGCTACGATAAACACGGCTACGATCAATAATGCCACCATCAATACTGCGACCATCAACAATTCCACGTTGAATACAGCAACGCTCAATACAGCCACGCTGGTTAGCCCGACAAGCAGCAATGCTGTTCTTAATTCTCCGACGATCAACAGTCCGGTTCTTTCAACGGCTACGATCAACACGGGGACGCTGTCAAACGTAACGATCAATACGGCCACGCTTAATAATCCGACATCCAATACAGCCACTATAAATAATCCCACCATTAATACGGCTACTATCGGCACATCGACGATCAACAATTCTACGCTGAACACCACAACCATAAATACAGCAACAATTACCAATGCGACGATCGCAAGCAGCAGCATTAATCTTCTGAGGACACTATCTCTCTCTCAGGTTGGGTCAGCTGTAGACACTACAAGCTTTACATCCCGGTTTGTGAAATACAGGGTTACGTTCGACAACGTATGCCCTGTATCGACGGCAACTCTGACATGCTCTTTGAATATGCAGGTAGCAACTAGCGGAACGGCATTTGTTAGCGCCAGCTATTTGTCTAACCTGACAGGGTTTGCCGTAACCACGACTTTTATCGTTGGCACAACGAGCCTGTTCTATTTGTCTGGAATTACGGCAACTACATGTGTGGGAACGTCGACGTCATACGGTGTTAATGGATGGGTCGAGATCGTTAATCCGTCGAATGCCGTGTTCCGAAAAAGCATCAATGGCCAACTTAATTATCTGACACCCGGTGCAGTGAGTACGCTGACAAATGCCATGGTGTTTCCGTCTGGCTTCTGGGATGGGGCGGCTAGTGCCATCACTGGCATGGCCATAGCCTTCCAGACTGGTAACATCTCTACTGGCACAATCAGAATATACGGGATCGTCTGATGAGTTTGACATACGCAACGTTCGTTAGCTCGATTGCCAACCTTATGCCTGTCCCGGCGTCAGATCCGGGATACGTTCAGGTAATTCCCAATATTATTGATGATGCGGAACAGAGGCTATATCGCGAACTGGATTTTCTGCACACCAATACGCAAGACAGTTCGTCTGCGTTTACAGCAGGTATTCGTACGTTTCATATTCCGACACCGGCAACCGGTATGTTTGTTGTCGTTGAGGAGATAAACGTAATAACTCCTGCGGGAACAGCAGCTGATTCAGGAACTCGAAATCCACTCGTTCCCGCATCTACAGAAATGATCAACCAGATGTGGCCTAGTGTATCCGGGTCAACGGTTCCGACATATTTTGCTCTGCTAAATCCTGACGACATTATTGTCGGTCCATGGCCTGATGCCGCATATCAGGTAGAGGTAGTGGGGGAGATAAGGCCAAATCCTCTTTCGTCGACCAACGTGACGACAATCCTTTCCGTCTTCTTTCCTGATCTTCTTATCGCCGCTGGAATGGTGTTTGCCTGCGCCTATCAGAAAAACTTCGGAGCGCAGACAGATAATCCGCAGTCTGCAGTATCTTGGGAAAGCCATTTGCAGACACTTCTGAAGTCGGCAGATCTGGAAGAAAACCGCAAGGCATTCTTTGCGGAAGGCTGGTCAAGCGAGCAACCATCGAACATCGTGACCCCGCCAAGGACATAAGAAAATGCCCAATACAGTTAACAGGTTTCTCAATGTTCCTAATACGGGCGATTTGCCCGGTGCGTGGGGAACCACGGCAGTCAATTACAACATGTCTGCGCTTGACGGAACGCTTGGCGGATTTGCAACACTTGCTCTGTCCAGCGCGACAACAATTATTTTGGGACTACCGGCAGGTGCGGCGTTCACGCCCGGTTCCGGTCCAACACAGAGTGAAAACGCTCTTCTTAAGTTTTCCGGAACACTAACTGGCCATGCCGTTATAAAGGTTACGATGCCGGGATATTTCATCGTACATAACACTTGTTCCGGTACTAACACATTTGTTGTGCAACTGGCTCCAGCGTCAGGAACAGGTACTGCTGTTTGTGCCCCGCCGGGTAGAAAATGCCATATGTTTTTTGATGGCACCAATGTTGATTATGTTAATATGCCTGAAGTAGGTTCCGCTCTCGATCTTCACCAATCTTCAGTTGGATATCCGGTGTGGATGTCCAGCTGTTCAGTTATTCCATATCTTCTCAAAGATGGAACCGTATACTCTGCGGCGACATATCCGGCATTGGCGCAGGTTCTTGGATCGACATTCGGTGGAAACGGATCAACAACATTCGGCGTACCAGATGAACGAAACCGTATGAGAATTGCCGTAGATCCTAGCGGCAGCACTGGTCGTATAACGTCTGGAGTAAGTGGAATTGCCGGTGCCACAATGGGTGCTGCTGGCGGCAGTCAATCCCTTACAGCACATACTCATACGATTAATTTTGTTTCCGGAACCGAAAACCAGCAGCATACGCACCAATATTTTGCTTCAGCGAATAATAACTCAGCCACTGCTGGTGGCGGGTTTCCATGCAATGCTGGTGGAGGGGGTACTTCGACAGGGACAGAAGATGAGCAGCACAATCATAATATTACTGGAACGTCAGACAGTTCCGGTGCTGGTGGATCTCAAAATATGCCGCCATCCATCGTCAGCTTTGCTGCATTCATAAAGACCTGACATGCCGTTTGGCGAAGTCAAATTAGTTCCCGGCGTCAATGTCGAGAGAACACCGACACTGCTTGAAGCGTCGATCAGCCAGAGCCAATTGATCCGTTTCAAGGATGGTCTGGCTCAAAAATACGGAGGATGGAGCAAGTATTATCAGTTTGCCGTTAATGGTGTGCCGCGAGATATGCATGCTTGGCAGGATTTGAATTCCGTCAAGAGGCTTCTTGTGGGAACGACAACACAGCTTTCGATCATTGATACTTCCGGAATATTTACCGATATATCTCCACAGCAATTGACGACAAATCCTGCGGTTAATTTTACAACCACGAGTGGGAGCAATGTTGTTGAAATCGTCGACACCGGCATTTCCAATGTGACCGTTCTCGACTCGATTATGCTCAATACCCCGGTTGCTATCGGCGGTCTTGTTCTTTTTGGCCCATACCAGATTACGCTTATTACCGGAGCGACAAGTTACAAGATTGCTGCTGCGACAAATGCCGCATCCGGCGCAAGCAATAGCGGTGCTGTTCCGGTTTTCACGACGAATTCAGGGTCTGCTAGCGTTTCAGCCCTGATTACCGGGCATGGTCTTGCTGTCGGGGACACTGTAGTATTTCAGGCAACTACGACAGGAAACGGCGTAACCATTTTTGGCCACTACACAGCGGCTACCATAACAGACGCCAATAATTTTATTTTTACTGCTGCGCAATTAGCTAGTGCCAGCGGTTCGTTTTCCATGAATGGCGGTCTGGCACAGATTGTATACAATATTGCAATAGGGCCTTCTGCGACAGGTTCTGGATATGGTCTTGGGCCCTACGGTGCTGGCGGATATGGGACTGGCGTTACGCCTACAAGCCAGACAGGAACGCCTATTACAGCTACTGACTGGACATCGGATAACTGGGGCGAAATTGCTCTGGCTTGTCCATATGGTGGTGGCGTCTACCAATACGATCCTACAGCAGGATTTTCCAATGCGCAGCTTGTAGCGACAGCACCTCCATTCAATGGTGGCATATTTGTATCGACTACATTGCAGATTTTATTCTGCTGGGGATCGTCGCAAGTAGAGAAAGTTGGTGTCGAGCGCGATCCCATGCTCGTTAGCTGGTCAGATCAGGGGGACTATACGTCCTTCATTCCTCTGACAACTAATCAGGCCGGATCGTTTCGTATTCCAATCGGTTCAATTATTCGCGGAGGGATGGCCGTTTCCAATCAGAGCCTGTTCTGGACCGATCTTGATTTGTGGGCTGCTAACTACGCAGGATTTCCCCTTGTATTTGGTTTCAACAAGATCGGTGCTGGCGCAGGTGCGATATCCTCACATTCCATGCAACAGTTGCGGAATGGAGTTTATTGGATGGGGCCGACGAATTTCTATTCCTACAGCGGAGACGGTGTGAAGGTCATACCGTGTAACGTGTGGGACTTTGTGTTTCAGAATATGAATACGTCGTTTGGCCAGAATGTACGATCGATGCCGAATACAGGCTTTAACGAAGCTGGTTGGCTGTTTCCTTCTGCTGCATCGACAAACGGAGAGTGTGATTCTTACGTCAAGATGAACATCACCGATCCGGGTCAGCCTTGGGATTATGGCTCTCTTCCTCGATCGGCATGGATTGATCAGTCTCTTCTGGGAAATCCTATAGGAGCAACGCCTACAGGTGTCATCTACAATCAGGAGATGACGAGAGATGCTGACGGCGCTCCTCTCATATCATCATTCACAACGGGATATTTCTATATCGCGGAGGGCCAGCAGTATTCCTTTGTCGACCAGATTCTTCCGGATATGAAGTGGGATTTTTATGGTGGCTCATCCAGTGCGCAGGTAACGATCTCGGTCAATGCGATAAATTTCCCCGGAGATACGCCAACTGTGTACGGCCCATACACCATGAATTCATCAACACAGAATATAACCACCAGAATTTCTGCACGGCAAATGTCGATTTCTATCATGTCGGCTGATGCAGGAAGCTTCTGGCGTCTCGGCAAGATACGATATCAGTATGCACCTCTAGGACGCAGGCCGTAACATGGAAAATAAAGAAAAAAAACACTCTCAAAACAAGAGATGGGTTGCCAGAATTAAGGTAAGGGGAGACAGAATATCTCTCGGTCTTTACGATGACGTATCATCCGCACATCGTGCATATGCAGCGGCAGCCAAAAAGTATTTTGGCGAATTTGCCAAGACGGAGTAACGGCCACGGCTACATTAGACGACATCAACTCGACATTACAGAACATTGCGCGACAGCTTGGTCAATACAACCAGTCGCAGCAAAATGCTGTGCCGTTTGCTACCGCATCCTCCTCGCCAATTTCATATGCATTCAATAATATAGGTACGGCTACTGCCACCAATATTGTATCGGCAAACCAGAACAGATCAGGACTGATATTCCACAATCCGGGCGCTACGGCCAGCATCTACATCTATCCCACAAACATAACTGCTGCAGTTCCAACAACTACGACAGTTGGCGGATGTTTTGTTATTTATCCGGGATCGACACTGTCACTTCCCTCTCCATTGTTTGCCAATGTTAATGGCACATGGGCCGCTTTCACGCAGACCGGGTCTAACCAGCCATTTACGGTTGTGGAGTTTCTCTAATGGCAATGGAATTGATACCGGGGCCTAATCCTGTCTTCGGGACGCTTACTGCTAACACGCTTACTGCTAACACCGTTAATGGTGCGACGATTGATAATCTTCCATGGACGACATGGACGCCAGTGGTGACGGCTTCAGTAGGAACATTCACTGCTACGAGCGCAGTAGGTCGCTATAAACAGATTGGTAAAACAATAAGTTTTGGAGTTGCTGTCAGATGTATTACGGTTGGTTCAGCATCAGTCGCTGTTGTGTTTACCCTTCCAGTATCGGCCAATACTAGTGTAATTAGTATTGCTTCTGGTGGAAGGGAAGCTTTAATAAATGGATCTGCGCTTAATTGTCAAATTAATGGTTCGACGACGGCGTTTATTCAATATTACAACACTACCTTTCCCGGTGCGGATGGCAGTCTATTAAATGTTAGCGGGACTTACGAGGCACTATGAGGAAAACAAAATGCCACTAGCAAAATCATCCTCACCTGAAGCTTTCAAGTCAAACGTCAAGACACTCATGGGAGAGGTTGGTACTTCTCCTCATGTTCAGTCTCGCGCACAAGCATTGGCAATTGCTTACAGCCTGAAGAGACGTAATCGCGCAGATGGTGGCGGCATGCATGTCGGGCCGATCAAATCCACGGTTCCGGGCCGTACTGACAAACATGATATGGATGTTCCGTCTGGGGCATATGTTATCCCAGCCGAATGCGTATCCAATCTCGGTGAGAATAATACCGATGCAGGAATGGAAAAACTGCGTCAGGTGTTCTCCGGATCTCAGGATAGCATTCGCAAATACTTTGATGCCAAGCCCCCTTCAGGAAGGGCAATGGGCGGGCGAAGTGAGCATGATGGAAGTCCGGTTCCCATACGTGCAGCAGGGGGAGAGTACGTTGTTCCTCCTCACATGATTTCTGTTATCGGACATGGAAACATCAAACACGGTCACGAGACACTCGATAAATGGGTTCTGAAAAAGAGAAAAGAACACATCAAGACGCTTAAGGGTTTAGCCCCTCCCGCCAAGGATTAAAATGACAGAAGACGTTCGCATCGCTACCCGTAATGATGAGCAGGAGATCATTGATCTTCTGCATGTAATGCATTTCGAGAATGGCATGATGCCGCTCGACGAGACAGTCTCAAAGGAATTCTTCTCGCTAGCCTTCGATCGTAAGGGTGGAATTATAGGCGTGATTGGTCCTCCGGGTGATATTAGGGCCATGATTTATCTGCTTCTGACGAGGTTCTGGTACACAAGTTCGATGCATATCGAGGAGTGCTTTAATTTCATTCGTCCTGATAGCCGCAGGAATACCGGTCGATATGCTCCGACGCTGATCAACTTTGCCAAGAAATGCGCCGATGAAATCAAGGTTCCTTTGCTGATCGGTGTTCTCACCAATCATCGGATGGAAGCGAAAGTCAGGCTGTACAGGCGCTCACTTGGGACACCATCTGGTGCGTTCTTTGTGTATGGTGCCAACTGGTCATTGTGTCACCCGTCAAGTGAGGATTTCTGGCACGAGCCTCGTGAGGGTGTTGACGGCTGGTTCAAGGAAAAGAAGAAGTTCGACACGAGAGGCCAGAATGTTGCGCGAGAAAAATTAAAAACAGCAGCAGGCAGATAAATGTCAAAAGGAAGCAACAAGACAACTCAGAACTCTGCGACGTCGTCTTCTGTCGCGCCTGATCCGCAGGCAATGGCTGCATACAGTGCGCTGTTGTCCCGCGCGACGAATGTGTCGAATACGCCATTTGCGCCATACACGGGTCAGGAAGTAGCACCGACTAATTCTCAGCAGTTAATGGGTGTTGACAATACCAACATGGCTGCAATGGGGTTTGCTCCATATGCTGGTGAGGCAGGGTACAATATCTCACAAGCTGGAACGGCTGTAAGTCCTTCAGACATTAGTCAGTACATGGACCCGTATACGAGTAGCGTTATCAATGCCACGCAGGCTGATTTCGATACACAGAATAAACGGGCGCAGTCTGCCACTACTGGAAATGCAGCAGCGCAAGGTGCTCTCGGAGGAAACCGTGTTGGTGTTGCGCAAGCATTAACACAGGAAGGACAAGAGCGTGTTCAAGCTCCAGTTATTGCCGGGTTACAGAGTGCTGGTTTCCAGTCTGCAGAGCAGATGGCAAATCAGCAGAAGGCCAGACAGCTGCAATCCGGTCAGGTTATGGATGCGGCACAATTAGCGAATGCACAGCAGCAATTTGCTTTTGGCACACAAGAGCAGCAGACATCGCAGGCTGCAGATACCCAGCAGATGACGGATTACTATACGCAGCAGGGATATCCTTTTGCTACGGCTCAATGGCTTGCGGCTATTACGCTTGGCACGGGATCGCAAATGGGATCGACATCGACCGGTGTTGGGCAGCAGACTACGCAGGGTCCAACGCCAAACCAGTTTGCGCAGATTGGCGGCCTTGGTCTTTCTGCACTGGCTGCATTCTCCGACAAGCGTCTCAAGGAAAATATCAAGGAGATTGGCCGTCTTCACGACGGGCAGAAGATCTATCGATATAACTTCAAGGGAGATCCGCAGGTTCATGTCGGCATGATCTCGCAAGAGGTTGCAAAGAAGCATCCGGAGGCAGTCGGCAAGGTGTCTGGTTTTGGTACCGTCGACTACGACATGGCGACCAAAGATGCCATCAAGAAATGGAGTGGCGGATCTATCAGCGGCTTTGCAGATGGCGGCACACCATACGGACCTAATAGTCAAGGATGGGTGCCTACGATCGGCAAGATCGGTGGTGCCACATTGAATAATCCCGGCCTCCAGATGAGTTCGCCAAAGACAGATCAGCAGAAACAGCCTGATTATTCCGGCATGGGCAAAAATTTAGGATCTATCGGAAAGAGCCTTTACGACAAGTTTGGTTCATCGGATTCCGGGGATTCCGGGGATTCCGGGGATTCCGGATTTGACTGGGACTCTGATCCTACCGGTGGCTATGGCGGTGCAGGCCCCGACGTCACAAGCGGATTTGCATTCGGTGGTCGCATAGGGATGGAAGACGGTGGAGATCCTGTAGCGGCTGGATTTTCCGGAAGTATTATTCCAAGTTTTGACGACAGGTTTTCTGCCATCAGTGACGAGCCGGGAATGCCGCGTGAGCCGATCAGGCTTCCCAAGAGCGCAGGTTTTGACAAGACGGTTACGCCGACATTGACTGGTGTTGAGCCGTCGCCCACGGGGGATGACACTCCTCCGGATTTTCCCGGCGGCTTGCCTCCGTTGCCAAGAGGTAAGCCGGATACGGTTGGTGGTGTTCGATCGACAATGGCGAATGAAATGTCTCGCGCTGGCGGTCCTCCGGTTGCCATTGCTGGACTCAATATGGCTGTCAAGGATGAGAGCAATTTCAATCCCGGCAATGTGACGCTTAATGACCAGCACAATCCTAAGTTTTCCGGAACGGATGCCATGCATGCACATGGTCTGTTTCAGGAGGGTGGCGACGAATGGAATAAATACAAAAGTTGGTTGCAGCAGAAAGCACCTGACGCTGACTGGCGAGATCCTGCCTTGCAGACAAAATTCCTCGCAGAGAATTTGCGCGAGAACTATCCGTACGTCTGGGCCAACATGGTCAATGCAAAAACACCGGGTGAAGCAGCAGCAATATTCACATCAGGATATCTGAAACCTGCAAAGCAACATGAGGTTGCCCGCGTCAATAAGTATCTAGGAAGCGAGGGAGATACGACTGACAGTACTAACCCAGATCTTATGAAGGCTTCATTCCGATCAGGTGTTAGCGGCGGTCCATCATTGATGGGAGGGCCATCTTTCGGTGTTCCTCGTGGTCAGCCTCCGTACGTTCCCGGTGTAGCCGGTAAGGAGGGAGCGCCAGCGCGACCCGGCATGGGAGGTTTCAATCCGTTCGGCCTGTCGGACGAGGCTCGCCAAGGCATGATCAGCATGGGTCTTGGCATGATGTCCAATCGCATGGGCGGTCCCGGAAGCTTCCTCAATGCCGTTGGCACTGGCGGCGAGCAGGGCATGACGACGTATGCCAGTGCCAAGGCTGCGACGGCTGCGCAGGATGCGTTGGCAAGACATGAATCATTCGAGCGGGAGAAGTTTGAGCGTCCGTATTCGACGCCGACCATAGACCAGAAAATGCGTCTGCAAGAATTGCAGCAGCAGCACAGGTTCTCAGAGGCGGCTCGAGTTGCTGACATTCAGGAAAAGACACGTCAGCATAATCTGGCAATGCGTACGCCTGTAAAATACTTCACTGACGAGGATGGTGTATCGCATTATGCGATTCCGCGTCCTGCGCCGGATGGGCAAGTTGATTTCTATCCGATCGACAAGGATGGAAACATCAGTAAATCACCTCTCGGTGGATCGCTCAAGGATGCTGCACAGCAGAGCGCACCTTCTGAACTAAAGGCAGCACCTCCAAAGCTTCAGCAGGCTGGATACAATCCGGACGAGGGTCTTGTTGTTGCCAACAGCAAGATGGAGGCATCTGGACAGACATTCGACTACGCAAAAAATACCCCTGTCGTAGAAAAGGGAATGTACGTTCCAAAACCCAATCCTGTTGCTGGCCATTCTACACAGTCCATTGAAGCAGATGCCGAAAGATACCTACAGACGGGAGCATTGCCGCCAACCAGAAGCGGCATGAGCCCGACAGCTATTGCACAGCAGAAATATCGCACGACAGTGCAAAATTATGCCCTCGCAAAGGCTGCGGCTGCAGGGCTTGATGAAAAGCAGATCGTTACTGCACAACGTACTGCTCCCGGCATGCTTCGTTTTGTTCTTGGTGCAGACGGGCGGTCGACGGTTGCTCTTGGCACTGCCGTCAGGCATCTCGACACAGTTCAGGAACTGGCCAAGGCTTGGGCTGCAAATGATGTACAGGCACTTAACCGCGTTCGTGCAATGATCTCTCGCCAGTTTGGCGACAGTGCCGCGACCAATCTGGATGTGGCTGGCAGCATTGTCGGTCCAGAAATCATCAAGGCTATCGGTGTTGCTGGTGCCGGTACTGCAGAGGAACGCGAGACTGCAGCACGAGCATTCAGCACGGCACGAAGTCCCAAACAGCTTATGGATGCCGTGACGGTTACTCAGAAACTTCTCGGTGGTCAGCTGGAAGGCAAAAAGCGTCAGGCTTCAAATGCTGGCGTTTCAGAAGATCAGTTCAAGAGCCTTATTGGCGAACGTCCATATGAAATACTTCAGGGCGTTGACCATCCGAAGAAGGAGGGCGCTGCAGCTACTAGTGCAGTTCCACCGGGATCAATCCCCGGCACCAAGGCAGGCAAGAAGGTCTGGAAGACACCAGACGGCTCGTTTATTTCGCGAGAATAAAAATGGCTGACGATGATTTCGTTCCCAGCGATGACTTTGTCGCAGAGCCGGATTTCAAGCCGGATGTTCGTCCTACAGGGCGCGAGCGTGAACATGCGTATAGATCATCATTGCGCGAAGGATCGCCTGAATTGCCTGCCGGTCAGGGCACAGCTGGGCCGGATTTATCAGCCGAGAGTGAAACACCCGGAAAGATGGCTAGTGAGTACGGTCAGATAGCCAAGGGTGCCATTAAGGGTATTCCGGCGGCAGTGTCTGGTGGGTTGGCTGGTGATGTCGAGTCGATGGGTCGAGGTTTCATCAATTCATTTGTAGATCCGAATAAGCCTGCGGTTTCCAAAGACACGGCAATCCCTACGACAACGGAGAGTGGATACCTTGGGCCGAAAGGCCTCAACGTCATGGCACCAGCGGCTAATCCGCTTGAGGCATTTGGCATGGGGGCGAGTTCGGCTGCTGTTCCGTTTTTTCCGAAGGCAGTAAAATCATTCAGGGGAAGACTGCCACCGATCGACAATCTTCCTCCCGGGCCTCCCGGCGGATCAATGGCTACGGTGCGTCCTGACACCAATGTTCGGCTACTTCCGCCGGAAGTTCCGCACACACCAATGGTTGCCAGTGGAAGTCGGGATCTTGGTGCTGCTGGTGTGAGTCCACTGGAAGGCGTCAGTCCAGAGACGATCACGCAATTGCGCAAGGTATTCTCTGAGGAAGGTGTGACACCATACACGGTCGACCAGCGTCTTGAGGAGATGTCTCCACACCAGTTTTTGGGAGAATTCTCGCCGAATACAGAAGCGCATATGGGTGCTGCGGCTGCGCCTCCGGGTCAGGGAAAACTGGATATTATCAACTCTCTGAGCCAGAGAGCGAATGAAGCAAAGGACCGGTTGCGATCGACGTTCGATACGGCATTTGGCGAGAATGAAAATCTAGCGCAATTGAAACGTACGCGAGAGATAGATCAGAAGAAAGCATCAGATCCTCTCTACAAGGCTTTCAAGGAATTACCGATACCGCCAACTCCGGAACTACAAGAATTGATGCCTCGCCTGCAGGCTGCCGATGCATTCGGCATTGCTAAACACAAAGCAGCAGTAGAAGGCATTAAGTGGGATAAGGATTTTGGCAGTGGTTATGGTCCTATCGAAGGCGGGTCTATGCCGACTGCACAGTCATGGGATTATGTAAAGCGGGCACTAGATCAGAAGATAGCAGACTCGTTTGATCAGTATGGGAGGGCAACTGACTACACCAGAATATATACCGGTCTGAAAAGCGAACTGCTCAATGCGATCGATAACCATCCTAATCCGCAAGTAGCTGGAGTGTGGAAGCAGGCAAGGCAAGCGTATGCTGGACCAGCACAGATATCAGAAGCGGAGAGGCTAGGAAAAAAGATTTTCACGCTCGACCACGATGAGTTGCCGTTTCTGACTGCCGGGTATTCCGATGGGCAGATGGCGGCATTCCGCAGTTCAGTTCGTAAGGAATTGGAGAATAGGCTTGGTAGACCGGGTAAACAGGAACTGCGTACGATCAATGAGGTACTGGCTCCAAATAACATACAGAAGTTTCGCTGGATCATTGGTGATGAGGCTACAGATAATCTGGTACGAAGCGTTGATCATGAATTCAATATGCATGGAGCGCCTACGAGAATACATGGTGGCTCTCAGACCGCATTGCGTACAGAAGCAAATAAGATGTGGACACCACAGGGCGCATCTGCACTGGAGCATGCAGGTAACCTGATCGATACCGGTGTTGGTTTGGTAACGCATCCTGCTGGCACAATCATCAAGGCAGGCAGGAAGCTTGGCATAACCAAGATGGATACTGCGCGAGAGGCTCGATCCGCAAAGATTCGCGACGAAGCAGCCCGTATATTTACGCTACAGGGTCCGGAGCGAGATGCTGTTATACGCTATCTTGCAAATCCGCAACCGCCGCGATTGACAGGAGGGCGCGTCCTTCATCGAGCCACTGGTGGACGAGCAGTAGGCCACAAGCCGTCGCGTCCGCTACTTATTGATGCCCGCAAGGCTCCTGACGGAAAGTTTTATATTCCTGATCCGAAGCGTCCCGGAAAATATCTACGGGTCGAGCAATGAAACTAACGCCTGTCGGATATAATCCATTCGACAATCCTGCGCGACGTGTAGCGCGGGCTGAAGGCGGCATGACACTGCAGCATACTGATCCGTTCCCGGAGAAACCGGAGGGGTACGAGTTTTACGGACCATCCGATGAGCCACCAAAGGATGCTGGAGTTGCTCCACCATCCAATGATTTTGCGCCAGATTTTTCCGGAACTGGTTATGGCACTACCGCAGGTATTGGTCCCGGAAACGCTATTGCCGGTGCTGCTCAAGGTGCTGCCGATTGGTACAAGAATCAGCCAAGCTGGATGGAGCAGGCTGGACAGCAAACACAGAAAGACATCGACGCCTACACCCAAGGCGGTCCAGAGGCGATGTTTGCCGACACACAGGGCACTCAGGATCTTGCTGGTGGATTTGTCGGAAGCACGACGCCTGCAGTAGGTGCCGCTTCTGTTGCAAAACCATTCTACTCTGCGATCGAACGCGCCATTGCTGAGACACCACAACCGAAAGCATCAGGTGAGCAGTGGGCTGCGACACTACGCAATCGACCGGGTGTCAAGCCTGAAGAGATGGAATGGACCGGCCTCGATGATTGGCTGTCACAGCAAAAAGGCCCGGTCACCAAGCAGCAGGTTGCCGACTATGTGCGCGACAATCAGGTGCAAGTGAATGAGGTGATGAAGGGCGGCGTCAAAGAAGAAGATATTCTTGCGCACCACGATTTCAGCCCTGAATTTTGGAACGATCTTGGCGATCGCGATCGATTAGACCTAACGCAGCAATTCTATCGTGACACAGGAATTACTCCAGAAGGTCCAACCAAATTCTCCCAATACACCCTCCCCGGCGGGGAGAACTACCGGGAGATGCTGCTGACGTTGCCGACCAAAGGTGAGGTTTCAAACGATGTATTTGGCCGCCCAGTCGTCTATCAGGCACCGGGCGAACAGGTTTTCAAATCCTCCCACTACGACGAACCCAACATCCTCGCGCATGTCCGCTTCAATGATCGTATGATTGACGGAAAGAAAACCCTGTTCGTCGAGGAGGTGCAGAGCGACTGGCATCAGAAGGGCAAGCGGGAGGGGTATGCTGATCCAGAAGTTGAGGCATACCGCAAAGACCTGAATGATGAATGGAGCCAGCTAGTAGATGCTGGTCAGCAGAATGGCCCGCGAGGACAAAATGTTCTCTCTGAGCTTAGGCGAGTAAATCAAGAAAGTCCTCGTAGCAGCGTCCCCGACGCCCCGTTCAAAACCACATGGCCGGATCTCGCCATGAAGCGGATCATCCGCTACGCCGCCGAGAACGGCTACGACAAGGTGGCATGGACGCCCGGCGACGTGCAGGCGGCGCGGTATGATCTGAGCAAGCACATTGATCGTATTGGATACACTGCACACAGGGACGGAGATTACTCATTCTCAGCAGAAAAGAACGGTCAATCACTTTTACAGGAAGACCATGTCGATCTAAAACGCATAGAAGAGGTTCTTGGCAAAGAGATGGCTGACAAGATTAAAAATCAGCAAGGGATTCGTTATGACAATTACGGAGGCAATCAGACATTTGAATTGAGTAATCTCGACCTCAAAGTTGGCGGCGAGGGCATGCGCGGCTTCTACGATCAAATGCTGCCAGTTGCAGTCAACAAGCTGGTGAAGAAGCATGGGGTGAAGGTTGGGAAGGAACAAATATCATACGGCGGCAATGAGTATGGAAATAAATATGGAATACAAAAAGGCGATGATGGGAGATTTCACATAACAACTCCTGATGGTCGCACCGGAGAATCCTTCTCAACTAGAGAGGAAGCTACGAGCAGAATGACCGGCCTGATGCATCCGGCAACTACGCATCAGGTCCACTCCCTCGACATCACCCCATCCCTCCGCAAGTCAGTCATGGAGCAAGGCTTCCCGCAGTTTGCCAGCGGTGGTGCAGTCAAGGTCACCAAGGCATCTGTGAATTACTCCGGAGGAATGCCCGCTCGCCACTGTGGCATCTGCACATTCTACAGCAATAAAACATGCAGCAAGGTTCAGGGCACCATTTCTCCGCAGATGTGGTGCAGGCTGTTCAAGAAGAAAATAGGACGGGCAGAGGGTGGCGGTATTTTTGATCAGGCGACGCGCGACTATCCTGTACTAAAAAACTACGACATCGGATACAAGGAAAACATTGGGGGCGGCCAAGGTTATATGGAATCGTATCCCCCCGGCGAGGAAGGTACGCGAGAATTTCCACGTCCGAAAGAATTTCCGATTAGCGGATTTGGCGTTGAGAATTATCGATCAGATACACGGCCTATAGATGTTCTTGGTGATGTGGCATCGCATCATCTAGTCAATGTTGATCCTACAATTAAAAAAACGTATCAAGACTTTACGCAGTCTCTGGAGCCGTGGCAGGAAGATATTCTTCGAGATCAATATCAACACGCCACACAGAATGAAGGCGAGACTCGGCCTTACGAGCAGTGGCGAGATGTGTCAGGACTTCCGGCATACTTTCGTGGCTACACATTTCAGCAGTGGCCGGATGAATTCAATCAGAGAGTCTATACGCCAGAACAGCGTCGAATGCTCGACGGTGCAATGAAGTACATGCAGAGCGGGAGAGAGGGCTTTGCAGACGGCGGGGCACCAACACTGCAGCACACGGCCCCATTTCCTGATGCACCTGAAGGATATGAATTCTATGGTCCTGAAGATAGGCCTGACGACAAATTTATTCCCGGTGTGGGTGCGGAAGGTATTCCGTCCTATGAGGCTCCAGAAGTAAAGCGCAAGCCAACATTCTTTGACCGACTAGCTACTCCTTCCAAATACGAGACAGAGCCGGATCTGCAGGAAACCCAGATGGGCGTTGCACCTCCCAAGGGTGCTGTGGGTATGAATGATGCCGGTCAGTACACCGATGAAAAGGGCGATCCGATCGAGGAGGGGCCCAAGACCTACCGCCCCGGCGTTTTACCCCTCACTTTCGACCCCTCTGGCAAGCCCACACTGGCCATGCCGAAGCTCGCTGACGTGATTAGCAACATCATGGGAGGGAATGTACCCGGAGGGGGTGCATTTCTCGGTTCTGGCCTCGCTAGGGCCGCCAAGCCATCAGCCTTGGACAAGGTGCATACCCTCTCGGGAGTGCCCCGTGCAGAGGCAGAGGCCGTTATGGAGGCTAATGCCGGTAAGGGGCTCTCTCCTCTTGAGGGCGCAGCCGATGAAATGAGGCTCAAGCTTGAGAGGTCACAAAAGCTAAAACCGGGTCAGGAGCCAATCGGCACTCCGCAGGAAAGAACCGTTGTCAAAGCACCCATAGCAAAGGAAGGAGAAAAACAACTTCCTGACTTTGTGGTTGGCAAGGTAACACCGGAAGATTGGGTCGCAAGACACGAACAAATTCTTTCAAAAGATGAGATAGCAGAAGCGGCAAAATGGTATGACAAGATTTTCAATGAATTCCTGACGCAAACGAAGGGTGACGTTCCGAAGGCAAAGCAGTACATGCGCGGATGGCTAGTCGCACAGCAGAATGTCGATGTCAGTGGTGCGATGGGTAATGTTCTTCTTCAGGCAGAGCAACTCAATCGCGGCATGTCACCAGACAAAATGCGAGCCGCTGGAATGCCAAATCCAACGCAAGCGGCTCGAGCCGTCATGAGTGGTGAACCTATCAAAGGTGGTGTTGGTCAGAAGATATATGACTTTGTGGATTCGGCAGAAGACAAGTCTGTTCGATCTTGGATGGCAAATCATCCAGCTGGCGGCGAGCCATTTGTGGTCGACGTCCACACTGGAAGAGATACAGGTCTTGTAGACGATAAACTGATCAATCATCTGAAGCGACTTGGATACGACAAGGACGATCTCGCTAAATTAAAAATGGATCTCAAGGGTTCGCCGACTGCTGCGCAGTACGAAGGAAGAGCAGATTTTGGCAGAGAACTTACGGCATACCTGAACAAAACTAAGTGGCAGGGAAGATCGGACTGGAAGCCGAAGGAGGTTCAGGCTGTAGGTTGGATGGGAATGACGAAACTTACGGCAAATCAGGCCGATGATGTTGTCTCCGGTCTTTCGCAAAACATGCGCCATCTCTCGATGGAATTGTCTCCGGGAGAAGGATCGCCATGGCATGCAAAGTACGGCGAGAGGTTTGGATCTTTAGCTTCGGAAGATCAATATTCTCTCACGCATAGCATGGCAAATGATGCGATCGATCATGCATCTAAATTGGCAGGAATAGATGTTCGCGACATTGTTCATGGCACAGGAGGTTGGCAGAATTTCCAGAACCCATCGACGATCGCACAATCATTCGCGACAAAAGAAGGTGCAGAGATTGCGGCCAATGCTCTCGGACACATGCTGCAGCAGACGGAAGTCTGGTCAAACAAGGTCAAGGGACTGACGGCTAATCCGAAAGGCTTCGCAGTCGATTTCATTGCGAGCGGCAACCACAACCTAAATACAGATGCAGGATTAAGAGATTTCTGGTCGAAGATCATGGAAGCCGATCCCATGAAGGGGACGAGCAAGCCATTATTCGAGGGATATCAGCCTATTGTCACGAGGGATGGAAAGTCTGGTATCCGCGTTTTGATTGATCGCGGCGGCACAGGAACGCAAAAAAACATCGATAAGGCACTATCCGGACCCATCAATGATGTGGTAAAATCCCTACCGTATGACATGAGTGCATCTCTGCGTGAGGCAGAGATCACTAAAGCTAGGAATGACTGGAAGGCACAGAAAAATGGGCAAACTTACCTATCACGGCTCCGCGACCTCATCGGACGAGATCCCACAGCCGATCTCAATTCTGCTGGGAAAGAACTTGAGGAAAAGTTCCGACAAGGAATCGAAGCACAATAAAAAACAACAAACACGCCCGCCAGAATAATAGGCGGTGCAGTAAGGCGTCTTGTTCCAGTAGCCCACAATCCGTTTGAGACAAGTAACGCCATAAGGAGGGCTATCCATGGCCATTAACGTGCCGGGTCAGAACCTAGCAGCGGGCGATCTGGCTCGCGTTACGTCTCATGAGGCAAACGACGACTGGCCTACATCGATCGAGATCGTTGCCTATTACGGCTCAGACCGTAGGGGAAAACGCAAGTCTGTCATCGTATCTGCTGATCAGTTCTTTGGCAGGAACGGGTATAACGCCCCCATGACAGGCGATCAGTTGATTCTCATTATGGAGCGGCTCAGAAGGGCTGGATAGATGGCAACGATCAATCCACTTGCAGTCGACTTAAGCCATTATGACCCGGCTCAGAATTACGCAAATGTAAAGGCAGCTGGAATTGTCGGAGTCATATACAAGGCCACCGATTCAATTTCGTATAACGATCCTACATTTAAATCGCAGAAGGCTCTTGCAAAGTCAGCTGGTCTGAAATGGGGATCGTATCACTTCTCCCATCCCGGAAATATTCAGGCACAGGCTGACAATTATCTCAAGTTTGCAGCGCCGGAATCTGACGAGATTTTCTGTCTCGATTGGGAATCGACAAACACAGGTACCATGACTGTCGCAGAAGCGCAGGCATGGATCACCATAGTCGAGAATGCTCTACAGCGTCCGCGTCAATGCCTGATCTATTCCGGTAATGTTGCGAAGGAGCAATTAAGCGGAAAGAACGAGTTTTTCAGCCAGCGGCGTTTGTGGCTTGCGCATTATTCGTCGACTCCATCTGTTCAGGTTAGCTGGTCGACATACTGGCTATGGCAATTTACGGATGGTCAGGTTGGCCCGATGCCGCATTCCATTCCCGGCGTTGGACCGTGCGATATCAATAGCTATTCAGGGACGGCTACTCAGTTGGCAGCAGAGTGGGCGACAGGTGCCGCAGCGCCAGTGCCTGTGCCGGAAGAGTTGGTAGTGACCATAACTATTGAAGCCCCACCGGGCATTAAAGTGAATGTAAGGACAACAAATGGCTGATCT